GGGTCTTACCACGGAAACCAATACGGATCAGGTTTTGATCTTTCATGTACTGTAGTACGCGGGAACCCTCTGTGTGATAGTCCTTAAGGGTGTGACTAATACCGGGAACAAGACTGCCAATATCGTTTGCTAGACTCTGACCAATTTTAATAGCGAGGCTATCGTAGTCAGTAGACTGCCCAGAGGCAACTAGTTTAAAGGTCTTTGTCATAGCTTCGAGAGCCTTTTGATCAATGATCTTAGAGGTAGGTGCTTTAGCATGAATTGCAAACTCATAGTCAAGAATTCTACGGGTCTTCTCGTTCAGCTTGGAGATTTGTTGTGTCCACCAGCTGTCAGAAGGGTCTCGATCGAACTTCTTTTTGAAATCACGGTAAGCCTTTCTCATAGGAATAACCTTATTTAGCATATCTTCCTTAAACTTCTTTACCTGCTTATCTGTGATAAAATACTTAGAGAAGTAAGAACGAAGAGGAGCACGTCCTGAAAAATAAGCCTTCTCAGCAAGTTTCTTCCCTTGTGTACGACGCCAAGCATCGATAAAGCGTTGGTCTCGGAGTTGATCGTTAGACAGGTCAGCGAGGTTGTAGTACTTTCCCATGATCTGAACTTGGGGTGTGTCTTTACTTAGATAGCTAACAAACATCTGTGATCTAGCCCGTGACCGGGTGTCCAGAAGACGAGATACGTTTTGGACAGCAAAGCGGTTCTCAGCACGAATAACAGAAACGAGGTCATCCCAAGGTCTCTTATCGTTGTTGTAACGTTGGAAGACAACACGAAGGTTCTCAATAGCAACTGTCTGTTGGTTCAAAGAAATCTTATCATCAAGGCCAGCAACAGTACTTTCAATAAAGTCTTTCTGATCAGGAGTAAGGTCTTTTGAGTTCCTCATAAAGTCAATACGCTCTTGGTAGAGGTTGAAGTCTGGATCATAGAGAAGGTTGTTCTTTACTTCACCAGTAAGAGGGTCCGAGGAAAAGTTGCGCTCATCAAACTCATTACCGACACGTCTACGAGAAGCCTGCTTACCAACAAGGCTTGTACCTTTATAGTTGGTCAGGGCTAGGGTAGAGTTGAAGTCGTCTGAATCGTTGAGGAAAAGGTTCCTTACCTCTGCTTTGTATTGTGGGTTGTTGACTAAGGTTGAAGGTCGCTTTACATCGATAGAGAGGTCCGTGGACTTCATTGACTGACGTGGGCGGAAAACAGCAGTTGCGTTAGCGGCGCGGCTTCGTAAAGCTTGAATACTGAGAGCAGTTCCTTTTGGGGAAATGAACTCCGAGGCCTTAAGTTTACCCTGCCTAAACATATCAGCAGCAGTCTTACCGCCAAGAAGCTTATCTTGTATTTCCATAGGCTGTCGCTTAAGGAACTCTGTGAAAGTTTTAATAGAGGCAGGGTTGCCGTTGAACTTAACAACGTCTAGCTTATTTATTTCACCTTTTTTCAAACGATCGGAAGCTGGCATAGCAGCAAGTTCGTCTTTACTCTTGATCACAGGTACCATCGAAGAGCGACAGTTAAAGTGCAATGGTGGGCGATACTGCATGTCATCAATTTTGTATACATTACCGTTATGGAAACTACAAATAGAACTAGTCCTTGAGTCAAGGATGGCTGTAAACATATAGCCTGCAAGCACGTCTTTATTACTCTCAATAACCTTATTCATAGCAGCGGTCTGGGTAGAGGTAATAGAAGTTCTTGTCAGAGTCCTAGCTTGGTACTCTGTGATTTTTGTTGTTTTTAGTACATCACTGATAATGTCATTCTGCGACAATCCATTAGCAAGTCCATTACGTACTTTGTTTTGTATACGGACAAGCTCACCAGAGGAAATATTTGAGATATTACCTGCGATAGTTCTTGCACCCTTGATGTTTGGGCCAGTAATTTCAGCAAGCAGTTCACGGGTTCTTGGTCGGTTTATCCTAAAGAAAGAGCGTACCTCTTTATGGATGTTGTCGGAATGGAAATCGAGTTCCGCCGTTGAAAACTCCCGAAGACCCCTAGAGGTGTTAGAGTTAAGCTCTTTAGCAAAGCGGTTTATTTCCGGTTTAACGTCTGCTCTTATGTTACCTTTCAAAAGGTCGCGCAGCCGCTTACGGTGTCTACGAATAATTCTCCCGTTTTCTACTTGAAGCCCATTTTCATAGAGCCTGACGTCTGTCATGTGGTCGATAATTCTATCAAACAATAAGTCGTTAGCGTTCATTTCTAGTTCTCCTGTGAGAAGTTAGATTAAGATGGTGCGTATTCACCGTAGTATTTGTGTTCAGCCTTAAGCCTTGCTTTGACTGCTTTCTCAAAGCTATCAAAACAACCCAGCTGTTTTCTACGGCCATTTACATTTATACGAGCAACCCACTTTTGTTCCCTGCTCCGAAAACCAACCCCTGTCTTTCCAGACTTGTTATTTGCGGGAGTGGTCCTATTCATACAGCTTTGGGAGGGGGTTACAAGGCGAAGGTTATCTATACGGTTATCCCGAGGGTCACGATTAATATGATCAACCGTGCAACCCTCTGGAATAGGTCCGTTTTTAAGTCTCCAGATTACTCTGTGTTCTTGTTCTTTTTTACCGTTCACAATGATACGCCTATACCCAGTAGAGCATTCAAAGCCTACGCGGTCACCTTTTTTGCAAAGGTTGTTGGTACGATCGTACTTAGCAAATAGCTTCCCATCTCCATAATAGAAATGTTCGTTAAGGTTCATAGTTTATCTTCCTATCTAGGAGTTTGCCCTTGTTAGGGTCTTAATTCGGATGATTTCTCAGAGCCGACACATTTGGGGGCGTGTACCAGAATCAAACTGGTGGCTGTAGGGAATGAGCCTACCGTGTTATCACTACACCAACTCGCTGTAATAGTTTATTCGTCTTCTACAATAACATCTGTAGTGTTTCCATTAGTTGTCATACCAAGAGGATCAGTTTGAATTTCACTGATAGCCGCTTCGTCATCATAGTCAGCAGGAAGAAAGTCATTATACTTCGCAATACTGATAAAGACAGTACGTGGGATAAGTCCCGTCTGGTACCACTCGGAAACAAGCCGCATAGCAGCATCGCCACCAACCATAGGTGAGAAGTCCGAGGACATTTGGAATTCAACGTCACGTCCTGTAAAGTCTGTGTTATACCGCCAGTTAAGCATGAAGGCGATAACCTCTTTCATTGTACCGGAAACCTTAGCGTTCAAAGAACCCAGCTGGGCTGTCTGAGAAGCATTTCGGATTTCAAGAGCAACACCGGAAGCAGCAGGCTCAGGAGTGAGCATACGAATACCCATCTTAGCCATTTCTTCTACAGTAGCCTCAATAGCACGATCCATGTCAGCCAAAGCAGCAGTTGGTGTTTCGAGGACAGTAATGTCTTCTCCACTACGAACACGTAGCCAAGTACCGAGACCTGCATTTACAATCTTATCAAACTCTTCATCACTCATGTCAGACTTGACAATAGGAGTGTAGGTAGCGGCACCATAGAGAAGGTGGTTACGACGAGAAATTTTATTGTAGAGAGCAATCTCACGCTCAATCAGAGGCATAAGAATAGGCTCAATAGGTTCAACCTGACCATTTAGGGGCCAAGCAGGAATCTTGTCAATACGTTTACCAAACATTTGTGGGATAACAGTATTTACTTTAGCAAAACCACCCTCGGAAAGAGAATCTTTGTAGTCTTGTCTAACTTCACCGTTAGTAACCTGAACAATATCGTTAGCATCAGCCTTTTGGTAGATATCAATTACAAAGTAACCCTGTTCATCAAGATAATGATCTGCTACAGTATCAACATAGGTTGGGTGCCAAGGGTTATCTGCTTCGTACTTTGTATCAAGATAACGAGTTACAAACCGGTTTACAGTCTTAATCCGTGTGAGGGGGTGAACCCGCGTTTGAACGTTGATAACACTTTCCGCTTCAATAAGGATCGGATAAGGAGCTATATCATTACGTTGCTCTGGTGTCATCATATCCCAAACTTCTTGTGTTACATCAGGGTAGTCAACATAGACCCAACCACGGGAAGTTTGGAGTTCTTCCCAGAGAGCAGTATCTAGGAAGTTAAAGAGAGAACCACCATCTAGAGTAAAGTTAGTTTCAATCCAGTCTGTAGCGTCTTCAGGAACACTATCAGGGAGAGTCAAAGCTGACTTCTTACGGAGAAGGGCGCTAATCAACACTTTAGAATACTGGGATACCAAACCCGGAAGTTCAGCCTCACTCTTATAGAATTCATATTGTGGTTGTGACATTGTAGGTGAGAAAGGGATAAGAAGGTTATTATCAAAGTCTGCTACCGATTCATCATGTGCTAGGGCGGTATCTTGACCTTGTAAGATCGCTCTACTTCTTTTCCACAAAGGTTTGATTGTTAAATAGCTGTCTGTAGGATCAGCAACTGACCTTTTCAAAGCCTTTGGTGACTTCTTTACTTGAGCCATTTAAGTCTCCTTTTTAAGTTTATTTTGTTATTATTAGAATTATAATAAAGGCTCACGCAAAGGAACCTTTATAATGACCCTAATAAAGAGAGTTTTCTCAACCCTTCATCATT